TAGTCTAACGGGTTTATCAAAGGTAACACCTTCAATGCCACGCAATAGTTTACCTGTGTCTGATCTGTCACCTACAAAGGGAATGCCTACTTTGCCGTACAACTCTTCAGGTGATCTTAGTATTTTAGGAACGAGTGGCATTGCAGGATCTTCTACAATATCTGCTGTGAACTCTTGTGCAGGCTTTGAAAGCTTGAGACCGCCACCAATAGGATGATAATAGCCCGAAGCTTCTAACTCAGCTTTGGACATGCGTGGCGCTTTTTGAAGTAATGACTTTGTTACCTTACCGATATTACTTGTAGACAGACCTAAGTAAGGATCTTGTAAGTATTCAGGCATCTGCGCATAAGATTCGGCGACTTTACGTTCTAAGTCTTTTGCTCGAGCAGACTTCTTAGCGACCGCCTTTAATCCACCCTCAATTATTTTTTTTGCTACGCCCATCTTGTTCCTTGATGCGTTTCATTACAGCTTTGCGTTCGCTTGGTGTGTAATCTAACCAACTTGCTATCTCGTCCTCTGTTCGTTTGCACGTCTTGCATATGTATAACTTTTCGTCTAGCTCACATATCTGTTTGCACGGTGTTGCTATTTTCATCTACGGGCTCGTAACCTTTCCACCAATAACTTTGTCCTCTGCGTCTATGGAAGTTGTCATAGAACCTTTTGTTTCTATCCGACGTTCGCATCTTCACGCATCTCTTCATGCTACCGAACAAACGCTTGACTCTATATACAATCATATTTGATACGATATGTAATCACACTGCATAAGGATTCACGCGCTCTTTGTATCCATAAGCGTCTGCGTAATCTTCATAGTCATCTCTTGGCGGAGCATCTATCGTCAAGAAACCTGCGTCTCTTAGATACCGAAGCGCTTGCGTACATGCGTCCACATAGTCGTCATGCGTAGCTTCAGGAAATGAGCAAATCTGTGATACGAAGCCCTCAGCCCAATCACGCACATATCCTCGACGTACTGACGATTCGGGAATCCACACTCTTCCATGAGCGATAATGTTTGCGACAATGGAAAGTCGTTGCACTTTGTCGGCTCTACCAGGATTGTAAGCTCGCACAGGTAAATGTGCCCGTTGCATATCTTGTATGAGACTGATTCCACTCGCCTTATCTTCGACAAGTATGAGATCAACTCGCTTACCTTTGACAAACTCTCCTGTGTCGGAGTCGCTATCCGCACCATAACTAACTTCATACTCTTCCTTTACTTTGTTCCTCAAGTCAGGGTACTGCATGCGCTCTTGCCATGCGTCTATCAACATGACTGACATTGGACCGTCTGTCGGTTTGAATAAGCCAAAGACAAGGCACGCTGTCGGATCGTTTATCGTCTTCTCTGTGTAGGCGCAATCATAACTCTGTATGATGTATTCAAATTTAGGAAACGGTTTACGCGCGTCCCATAACTTAAACATATCTCTTTTAACAATGCCACCCTCTTCAGGGTCAATCAGTTCGGCATAGATCTCTTGTCGACCTAGCTTCGTTCCTTCGTATTGTAGGATCTGCTGTTGGAAGCTTGGCGCTAAGTTGTCTATGTTTGCGTACGTTGACGCGGTTGACATCACAACTTCACCTGAGCCATCGTCAGCTCTTCCTACTAGATCAACGATCAAGTCTTTAGGACGTGGTGTCGTTGACGCAATGATTCGTGTTTGTTTGCCGAGACGAACAGAGAATAGAATCATATCCCATGCGTCTTGCAGATAATCCCAAGCCGCCAACTCATCGAGCCATGCGCCGTGGTATTGTCCACCTCGAAAGCGATCAGGTTCGGATGCCGATATGCCTTTGATCAGCGATCCATTGATCAGCTTAATCTCAAGCAGTGACTTGTTATAGTCTTCAATTAACATCTCAGGTATCACGTTAAGCAATCCTGATTCACCTTCAATACATGTACCGCGTACATCCATGGCTGTCGGCGCGGCTACTAGCCATCGTGTGTTAGGCTGTTCCCAAGCCCACCATCCTATCTGCTCAGCAGACGTTCTAGTCTTCCCCGCGCCTCGACCACCTAATAGCAACCATATCGCCCAATCACCGTGTGGCATGATTTGGTGATCATGCGCTTGCGTTAACCACTTCATGCGCCACGCTATCCCTACTTGTTTTGCAATAGGAAGCGATTTAAATTGCGCTTCAACTTCTTTGTCTTTAAGAAGCTCTATGACTTCTGTCATTTTTTGTCATCAAAGTGATCAGCAATGATGAAGTAAACGAATCCACCAACAACTAATCCAACTAAAATCCATAATGCGTTTATAAGATCGCTCACTTGGCCTGTCTCTTTAGCTCGAGGTTCTTTAACATCTCGTCAAAGATGTTGACATTAACTTGGATGCTGTCAGCTTCTTGATCACCGACGTGTGCAATACGATCTGAATATTTTTTAGGTTTGAGTTTAGCGGCTACCCACTTGCGTGCATCAACGCGATTCTTTTGCCACTGAACATAGGCACTGTCATATCGAGTCTTGCCTTTGTCGTCAACGATCTGTTGCGGGAGCTCGTCACTGATTGCGTGGATCTCGTCAGCCAATGTGTCAGCTTGGTCTTCCCTCGCGCGCGCATATATGTCCGCGAACTCTTTGTGGCGCAACAGCCACTCGTACACCGCAGTCTTCTTCGGCATCTTCGGATCACTGCAAATCTTCACAAGTGATTCACCGTCAGCAATCCTCTCACATATCTCCAAAGCAATCTTAAGACTGTAAAGCGTAGGTCTTCCACCTTTGTTAACGCTCGATGAGTCCTTGTTAGATTGTTTATCAGACACAGGAGTCTTTGCATCCTTACCTTCGTAAGATGTTACGACTCTTTGCTTTGTGATGTTTGTATCTACCATAATGCAATAGAATGTAAACGGACATATGGGATAAGTCAAACAATAAGTGAGTGCAAATTGTATTTAGTTTGTAATTTCTTTTTTCTGTTTACTTTCAAGTAATCTACTAAGTTAATTGTTTTCATATCGATAATTTTTAATTCTTTAGCAACATTGCTTAGACAAATATAGCTATTATAATTATAATAACAAGCATTGATAAAAAAATAATCCGTTATTTATATTGATTCTAAATAACAAACCCCGCCCAACCGTTCGCAATTATCGAACTGTTTAATGTTGGGAGGGGTTGGGGTTGGATTAGTCATTATCGTGTGTTGAACAAGGAATTGAATCATTGAAAATGTCACCAATAGACAAGCATTTCCAATTAGATTCGTCTATGTAAAAACTTTCTGTTATTGTATCAGTGTCTTTAACGCCTCTCACAACTATAATCCAATCCTCATCATCGTAAACAGTGATTCCGAAGTTATAATGCTTCACGATCAATTAAACAAACGTAGCACTTATATTTACACCAATGAAGAAAATTATGAAGATTGGGTGATTGCAGAAGCTAATGCTTTTAGGTCTAATGGTTATAAAATATTCAACGATACTGAAATAAATTTAAATAGATAAAACTAAAACAAACAAGGTCAGTTGGCGGAATGGTAGACGCTCACCAAGTCGGGTGAATTGTAGAGGGCAAGCGAGAGTATAAGACTGCGCACGGGAGCTTTAAAACGGCTTATAACCACAATAGGTGATAGAATAAAAACACAAATGGGGATTCGATTTCCTCACTGACCGCTAAAACAAACAAACTAAAAAACGAGAAGATGAGTGAATTTAAAGGAATGAAAGAGAAGGTTGGAATAATCAATCAAGACGAAGATCGTATTTCAATGACTAAAGGCGCAATAGATTGTTGGAGTGGGAATTGCGCTGACGGTGTAACAAATGAAGAAATGCAAGCCAACGCCGAACTAATAGTGGAAGCATTCGAGGTTCGCCAACAAATCCCGTTCACTTTGACCGAATTGAAACGGCAGAGGGATGAGTTATTAGGTGAATTAAAAATAGCTGTAAAGGCACTTGGAGCGGTTTCCTCAATGGGAGCGACTAAACCTATAATTGAACGTTGGGAACAACTAATCGAATCAGTAGCCAAAATAAAATAACCATGCTAAAAAAATACAGAACTCCAGACGAAGAACCAAATCCAGGTTATGAGAAGTCCGAACAAGAAGAACAAGACGAGTTGGACGATTACGAGCAGGCTAATGAGGATTTGGCTATGGAGGAAGGGTGACGTAAAAGCATTGTCGTCAGGTGGCGACAAAATAAAGACTAATCTTTAAATTAATAACAAAACAATGAAAATAGAAACAGACATTTCAGTTAAAGACCAAAACGCCACTTGCGACAATGCAGTGTTATCTTCTCGGCTTTTTAGAGGTTTTTCAATTAAGCATAATAATTGGATTTATGGGGATTTAATACACACTCCAGAAAAGAGAATGAGAATAATAAACTACACCGACATAAGTAGTGATGGGGTTGATAATTTCATTACGATTAATGAAATGGTAGAAAGTAAATCAGTAGGACAATGCGTTGGTTTATTTGACGCAAAAGCAGATGATATATATGAAGGAGATATTATACAAGATATTCGATTTAAATATAAGTATATTGTTGTATATGAAGGAAATCAATATGTAGCAAAAAGCAATACTGGAAGTATCGGACTATTTGAAACAGAAGATTGTTATAAAATAATAGGTAACGTATTTCAAAATCCAGAGTTACTTTAACCGCTATCACGAAGCTGGAAGATAACGTTTTCGGGCTTGGCGAAGTGCCGCTACTCGAAACTTAAATTTTAGCACTAACTGTCCTGCGGCATTTTGCCAAACCCGTGTTATGGGATAGTTTTAAAAACCTTTTAGGGTGGGTATTTAAACAATAATTAAATTGGATTGGA